TACATCAGCGCACGGTCACATTCAGGAAATGAGTGCAGTCGTGCAACGATAACCCCATCGTGACATCTGATGACTGCATAACCCTTTTTTGGAAATTCTTCTTTTTGTTTCACCAAACCTCCCATTCCCCCAAGAAACGAATTAATGCTGAATTAATAAAATCATTCGCCAGCGCTTTCCCGGGTTTCCTGCAGGATTGTCGCCACTGCTTTCTTTAGATCTTTATCACCGCCCAAAACACCGAGGCTGTCAGTGGCTGCGTGACGTACTATCAGTTTGCAACCTGATAACTGGTCATTTAATCGTTTTGATAGTTCGCTCTCAAGTACTGACGTAGCGCCATCCGGCAGTTTTTTAGTACGTTCGATAGTGACTTCTACATGCATAATATCCCCCCCCCTCAATGCAAACACTGTATAAATAAACAGTACACTTAATGATAAGAATAATCAACTTGTTAAGCGCACAAAAAGCTTGGAGCCGACCTTAAAGCTTCTCTGTAACCCATTGAATGGAAAAGCAAGTTTGAGACAGGTTGTATCCTTAATGTCCGCGATAGCATCTTTGCCAAGGCATTTCACTGACATTGATTATTCATGTAGTACTCAACATGGCGATTTCATCAAATGATTTTCCTTGTTGAGTCCCGTTTCGTTGGCTGCGTTTCGTTCAGATGTACAGGCAAAATTTCATAATGACTACTTGAAATTCCTTTTCAATGAACAACCATCACAAGGCAAAGGTCCCGGCAAAAAAATTCTTAATTCATACACCTGAAATCATAATTGATATCATTTTTGGAATCTTTTGATAAAGCATCTACGAATAAATAACTTACCTTACCTGCGATTTTGTATTAAACTATTACATTAGTTTCTTGAATTAAAAAACAGCTCACGCGGAAGTTAAAAATGGAAAAAATTGCGCACAGCAAAGATCTTGAAAAATACAGCAACTATCTTAACAACTTTAGGATAGCTATATCAAAAAAACTTAAACCTAATATTGGGATAATTTCTACTGTGAATCCATCCGCTGATGGCGGAGCTATCATAGAAGTTAAATTTGTTCATAATAAGCCTAGCAAAGACACAATTGGTAAACATGTCTATCCTAATATCAATGCAGCCTTAAAAACCATTAAACAAAATGCTTTCAGCGGAAACTTAGATAGCTTCAAGTTTTCTGGTACAAACGGCATTATGGAAGGCAACAGGATTATCTTAATCAAAGATGGTAACGATTCAGAATGGACTGTTGATGCTGTGACCAAAGATGTGACGAATATTTTTTGGAGCGTCAAATGAAGCACAACAGACTTACCGGCGAAGTTGACGGAACCCCACAAGAAATATCTGATTTTTATAATAATATGGGATTTAACGCGGATGATTTGTTTCAGCCAAAATCCAAGAATAGATATTGCGTTTTACCAGCATTATGCTTCCTGATTTCATGTGTCGTGATTATAATTCTTGATCCAGAAAAAGTTAGCAACAAATTATTCACAATTGAAATAATAATCTCCATTTTATTATTGATTTGGTTTTGCATTGTCATCCAGCATTATTACAAACAATGGATAGCAACTATGATTGTAGCTATTGGCTGCTTGGTTATTCTTCTATTATCCTCGAAACAAATCACAATCAAGACTATATCCAACATGTCGCAAGATGCAGCTCAAAGCTGGCTTAAGGGTGACGATAAAAAAGAAAGTAAATAAATAGAAGTCAAGGGTCAATAGCAATAATGCACACCTCTCAATGTTTTGAGAGGTGGTTTTATATCCTGTTAATTATTATGCTGCGTTTTCATTACCTGAACACATCTCCGGCAGGTTTTCACGCACCAGTATCTCAGCGAACGGCGGCGGCACGGCGTTGCCGCAGCGGGCTACCTGTTTATCCTTCGCGTACTTCACGCCGCGGTAGTCCTGATCGATGATGTACCACTCCGGGAAACACTGCGCGCGGTAAAGTTCTGCTGGCTGCAGCATCCGCATGCCGATATCGACTATGCGATAAACCACGTCGTCAACCGTCACCAGTCCGTCTGAATCCGCCCCGCAATACTCCTGCAGGAATGCCAGCGCCTGCGCCGCCCGCTGTTCGTCATAGCCTTCAGTCGCCAGGCTGGTCTCAATGTTCCCGACATGCAGGCCACCAGCGGTTAACCCCGGCGCTGGCGCATCAACCACCCGGCCATCCCGGCAGGTCCCGCGCAGCATTACCAGGTGCGACGTGACCGCAGCGTGGTGATTACCCGTTGTGACAGTATGCGCAGGTTGGTCAGCAGCACCTCCAGGGTGCCCAGTGTTATTAACCATCAGGTGCGCAGCGACAACGGCGTGATGGTCGGTGGTGGTGACCGTGTGGACCGGTTCATCCAGCGCTACGCCAGCGCCCTGGTAGTTCCCGCCGAAGTGCTTAACCAGATTAGCAGCCACCAGGCCGAACTTGCCGCCACCGGCGACCACAGTGCCCAGCGGCTTATGCAGGCCCGGTACGCGCGGTTCCTGCCCGGGGCGTTCGCCGTAACCCATCTGAATCAGGGTCGTCGATACCAGCTGCGATTTGCCGCCACCACCAGCGGTGATCGTGGCGCTCGGTTCGTCAGCCCGGTGGCCGACGCTGGCACCGAACTGCCGGGCAACCAGCGGGGCCAGTACGGGCGCGATGACATTGGTCCGGTTCTGCGTAAGCAGAGTGAAGAACGGTTTGTTAACCGGGCGCGGCCTCATCTGGAATTCAGATCCACCAGTACCAGCAAACAGCGGAGCCATTACTGGGGTAGCGATCGCATAGCCATGCGTTTTGGTGATGGTCTGCAGCGGCTCCCCCAGTGCCTGCCCGCGGAAACAGTCGTATTTCCCTTTCGTCGTGGTGTGATTGCACTTCACGATAAACGGTGAGGCGCTATCAATCACGAAGCGCTGGATGCCGCGCGCGATACGCTTAAGCGTGTTCTCCGCCAGCGGCTTCTTACGGTCGAAGATGGACAGCGCCGGGATTGACCAGTCGATACATTCCGCCGCGGTACGCCATGGCGCCAGCTTGCCACCCTGCACTGCTGGCGTTTTCGGATCGCCGTGGGTCGGGTCCGGCCAGGTCACCGGCACGCCGTCGCAGCGCATTACCATGAAGAACCGCTTCCGGATGGTCGGCGCGCCAAAGTCACAGGCACGCAGTTCTTGGTGGTCAACGGCATAACCCAGTCCGGCCACCAGCTGCTGCGCCTGCACGCCGTCGGCGGCAATGCCCAGGAACTCGCAGCACTCCAACAGCGCTGGATGCCCGGCAGGTATCCCGCCGGACAGCATGCCGCAGAATGCCTCGAAAGTTTCTCCAGCGCGGGCCGGGTCCGGACGCTGCCCGCCGTCAGCCGATAAGATAAGCGGCCCCCACGTTTTAAACTCCTCCACGTTCTCCAGCATCATCACGCGAGGGCGCACTGCCAGCGCCCAGCGAATGACGATCCACGCCAGCCCGCGTATCTCTTTCTCCACCGGCTTCGAGCCTTTGGCCTTCGAGAAGTGCCGGCAGTCCGGCGAGAACCACGCCAGCCCCACCGGGCGGCCAGCGGTCGCTACCAGGGGGTTTACATCGAAAACGGATTCGCAGTAGTGCAGCGTGTCCGGGTGGTTAGTGGTGTGCATCGCCACGGCGTTCGGATCGTGATTGATGGCAATATCCACGCTCCGGCCGATCGCCAGCTCGATACCCGTACTCGCCCCGCCGCCGCCGGCAAAGTTATCAACGATAATTTCTCTCACGCGTATTCCTCCATGGCGGCAGCCAGCGACCGGGCCGCGGTAACGATGGTTGGTACCGGCATTTTCTCCAGCCACATGCGGTTGATGTGATGCTTCAGGCGGCGCTGGTGATGCGCCGGGAGATCCCCGGCGTTTTCGACCTGGCCGTAAACCATGCCCACTTCGGCAGGCCATACGGTCTCAGTCACATCCACCAGCAGCAGGCTTTCCAGCTCGACGATCCGCTTTGTTGCGTATTGCACAGTTGCGACTCCATCATTTGCGTTCCTTGCGTTCAGGATGACAATAGTGAGCCCCGTCAGGCCGGGTACAAACCGTTCCGCATCTATCGCAAGTGAGTGCAGCCTCCAGTTCGGCGATACGTTCGCGCGCCGTCAGCAACTGGGCGACAGCCTTCGCTCCGTCAGCCATCATGTAGCTGAGGTTGCCGCCGTCAGAACGTTTTGCTGCAGCTGCCAATTCATCACGAACGCGGATAAGCCGCTCGACGCTAAGCGGGCCCTTGGCAGGATGAGCACCGCCCAGTCCGGTGGGAGTAAAAGCTTTGTTGATAGTCATTGGGCCGCTCCTTCTGCCTTTTGGCGAGTGACATAACCCCGGATAGCGTTTCTCACTTCCTGCCGCTCTTCTTCCGTTAATTTTTTGGCTGGACGCATCCATTCAGGCATGGTGTGAATTTTCTTTGATAACTTGCTCATTGGGCTTCTCCCTGGCGAAGTAACGCATCATGAAGAGCCATTGCACCGACTTCTCGTTGAGCAGCATCTTCGTAGCTGATGCCGTTCGTCTCCATGATGCAGTCCCTGTCGAGATACTCAGAGCATTCATCCAGCGCTTTCCTGATGACTTGCTGCTGCATGGCCACCAGCGCATCCCGCTGCTTCGTCATCTCGCGCATCGCTGCGGTGGTGCAGTCCAGTCGTTCGGCCAGGCGCGACACAATCTTCGCCAAATCGATGATCGGCGTGTCGCTGCTCATCGCCTTCGCAAACTGGTGACCAACGGCCACCAGCTCTTTGTTGCTCAATGAATCGCTCATACTCGCGCGCTCCCGATAATTTTGTGGATCTGATAGCCCTGCCAGTTCTGGCGGCATACGTCGGCAATGCCGGGCTTCTGGCGCGCCACTGGCATCGGCTTGATGCGAGTCTCCCCCCCTGTCTGCATGACGTAGACAGGGTGGTGACGCTGGCCGATATTCTTCACAGCACCTGCAGCAACCAGATGCTCCAGCAGGCGACAGGCCTTTTTGCTGTCGCACCCCAGCAGCCGGCGAACCTGACGCGGGGTGATCTCACCGCCGTGCTGGATGGCGCGGATGATTGCCCAGAGGTTGTTACTTGCCATCGGCTATGCCCTCTCTGCCATGCGCAGACACTCTTTCCGGCGCTTCGCTATACGGGAAACTTCGACAGAGCTGCAGGCAATGCTAAACATGTCCGAATACACCGCTGCCGCGCGGCGCCACAGCCCCTTTTCTTCCAGCGCCTTCGCCTTCTGCTCGGCAGCCTGCATCTTGATCGGGTCGCTTTTCTCCTCCATACACGGAAGGATCACATCCGGAATATCGGCATGCGGCACCGCCGTATAGGTGTACTGAACGCTGTTGCGGGATCGGGTTATCACCCCATCGTCACTCAGCTCGCGCAGCAGCTTGCCTGCTGTTGCACCTGACATATCCAGCGCTTCGGAAACGTCGCCGACAGCGCAGTTCGGCTGGTAGCGTACAAAAATCGCCACCTGGTCTTTCTGGGTTAATGGTTTGGTCATTGGTCATTACTCGATTTAGTTGGTTAAACCTGCCGCTTTGCGGCGTTTGTACTCTTCCATCAGCAGCTGCGCCGGAGTTGGTCCTGCCGGGTGCTGCGGTGCTGCAAGCTGGCGGCGAATCGGCGGGACCGACAGGCCGTTACTGACATGCTTACTCCATTTCGTTAACAATTTTTCCGCCAGTTTCTTAAGCTCACCCTCGGTCATCTGACGCTCCACGCCCGTTCTGCGCATCTCAATGCAGATGTGATACAGCACCGGCTGCGGCCACGGATATTTGTCACTGCCTGAAAACCGATAGGATTCATTGCGCCAGCGGCGGTACTCACCCATGACACTGTCGGACGTCAGACCGAAGGCATTTGCTCCACTTTCTGAAACGAGCGATACAAATTCAGCCAGATCTGGAGGCCATGTGTTCCCACTTGCACAGCGCTCCATGCACTGCTGGCACACCAGCGAGATTTGCTTTTCAGTCATCGAACCTATCTGGGCTATCCAGAGCGCCGACGGTTCGGCCCCATTCTTCTGCGTCCACCGGTTCGAGAATATTTCCCCCATGACCTGCCACAGGCGCCATGCCGTTTCCGTTGCCATCAAGTCCATGGCGGCGTCTCCACTCTGCGTGGGCTGACTGAATCTGCTGAACAGCCCTGGATGCTGTAGGCTCTCCCCGAACTCCTGCATTGTCCTTACCTCCGGTTTCCGGTTGTTTTTTGGATCTCACCAGCACGATGTGCCGTGCGAATTTCTGTTCCCACTGGACCTGTGTGAATACCTTCCCCTCGGATTCCCAGTACGACGCGAACTCGGCGAGTTCTGTCGGGAGGTAAACAGGTTCAGGCAATGCGATCCCCCACATGGCTGCCCGCTGGCGAAAATCTCTGGATGGCAGCCACGCGCTGGTCATGGTGAACTTACCGATCGGTTCATCCAGCCCCTCAAGGTATCGGGCTGCGGTTTGCTCCGCCGGTGGCTGACCTTCTTCCGATTTTTCTTTCGCGCCCTCGTTAAGAGAGGGGTTTAGATCTTCTCTTCTCTTCTCTTCTCTGGTCCGCTTTTTGTCTGCATCTGATGCGGACATCTTGCGGACATTTCGTTTTCTGTCTGCCTCCTGCGCACGCCGTTTTGCGGACTGCCCGTTATGCTCAGAAAATCTTGGCATACAGAGACTTACATCATTCGATTCAAGCCAGCCGACAGTGATAAGAGCCTGAGCGAAACCTTCAAATCCGATCATGTCGTTCAGAGTTTTTGGGGAGTAACCTTCTAACTCTCCATCTACTGAGTGGGCATCAAACAGACACCATGTCGCATGTAGTGCGCCGACAACGCGCAATCTGTCCGCATCCAAAGCGGACGCAATGCGGACGACTTTGGGGTGTGTGTGCAAATCAGCACGCATCTTGATC